GTCCGTCTCCTTTCATAGAGAAAAAAGGATGAGCACTCATCCCCTGAATCATTCATCTTTATTCGCCTGTTTTACAATCTGATTCACGTATGTAGAGAGTCCTGCAATCAGGATTCCCTGTGTGATTGCTGTGAAGATTGCCATCGCAACATCCTGACCATTACTGCAAGTGCAGGTGGCAACTACATAAATTGCGCAGATTGCAATACTGATCCCACCAAGGATAAGTGGAATGTACTTATCTTTTACTGCCTGTGCCTGTTTTAATGCCATGCCTAGGAAATATAAGGCGATAGCTACTACGATAAGTTCCGGTTTTACATAATTTGTAATCTGTTCCATAATCATTCTCCTTTTTGCTTGATATGCAATTCATCAATTTCCCGCTTCATTTTAGTTACCATGCCATTTCCGCCTAATGCGTGGTACGCATCGTACATTTCGCAGAAGTTCTGGTATGCATATGATGGGATATCTCCCAGTTTTGTATATTTGGTATGATACTCTATCATCTGTACCCGCAGTAAGAGCATGGTTCCTTTACTATTGGCATCCCGGTCCTTTTTCTGATTCTTCAGAAGCCAAACAATATAGCCTAAAAGAACTGGTAATACAATAGTATATGTCTGCATGAGTATTTCTTTCACTGTTTCACTCTTTCTCCAGCAATTGCGCCGGCGCAATTTTGAATAAAATAAAAGAAGCCTCTCGGCTCCGCTCTGATTTTCTTCACATTTCACCTGCTTTTCAGCTATAAAAATACCAGCCATATGATATCGGCTGGTATTTTTATAGCTATTTATTATACAATTTAAATTTAGATGTTTCTATTTCAATGTCATCGTATAAGCATCCTCCATCAATTCCCCATTGAATGTTTTTTATATATCCCGCTTTTTCAAGTTCTTTCAAAGCTGTATAAAAAGTGCTCTCTGGCATCTTTAACGATTGTGGTGTCACTTCAGTAAAATCACCAATTTCATTATATGCTTCAGCAATAAATTTATTCAATATTATTTTTGCATCTTGACTGATTTTTTGAATTTCCTCGTTATTCATTCGTATATCCTCCTTCATAAGCTGATAAAAGAATTATACCACATCAACAAGTACCATTCAATTATTGATATATGTAATCTATTCTAAATTCAGTGCTTCTCGGATTGATTCCAGAACATCTGTTGTCGGAGCTGGGAAATCTGCCGTAATATCTTCAAGCGCTTCTCCGTTTTTAATGTGGATTTTAAAGGCTCTGGACATGTGGCTAGAGGATAAGGGAGTGTAACGACTCCCTTTCTTCTTATGTGATTTTGGTGGTAATGAAACGTATAATTATGTATTCTTGCCCTCTACGAAAAGTCTTACAAACTACAACCCCAAACTGTAACTTGCAACCTACTAATGTCAAGTAGTACAATGCAGTTACAGGAGGTGTAAATCATGGCTTTCCCTAAGAAATCTGACGCTGAAAAATGCGTCAAGCAGAACATTTCGTTTGAGCCGAAAGGCCTTGACCGTCTGCAAAAATATTGCCAGCACGAAGAGCGTTCAATGTCTTGGGTTGTACGAAAAGCTCTGGATCAGTGGCTTACGGAGAGAGGGTATTAATCCTCTCTTCAAGCAAGACCTACTGGTAGGTTGCAGTATGCATAATTAACTATTTGTAGCCCTCTTTAGTTAATTAATCATAAAATATTTCATGATTTCTCTAGCATTGTATTTTGCTATCTTCTTTGCCCCATTTTCATTTGTGTGAATCCCGTCAAGCAAATCTGTTTGAATTGGTGCTGCACCAGATTGTTCTGGATGGTCATAATCAATTGTTGTTTGACTCTCATAAATATTTCTGATTCCGCATCTGCGAGTATCAATGGTTTCTGCCCCAAGTCTGTCTGCAACGAAATTGATGAAATCGCCTTTCTGATAGATGCTATCAAAAGTTTCATAGCACTCTTGCGTTGGCGTACACATGAAAATCACTGCATTCGGATACGCTTCGTGCAACTTCTGGAATCCATAGCGCATAGCACCTGCCAATGTCTGGCGATTCACGCTATCAATAGGCACAACCGTAAAATTGTTCTGAGCGTAATTCGTAATGAACTGGTTCTCCACGCTTTCTTTTGTCTGCACAGAAAAATCAACAGAATCGTTCGTACCGAACGAGAATGTAATCACGTCAAAATCTTGGTAATCTGCATCTCCGTTTGCTTTTGCATTCAGAACTTTTTGCACTTGATTACCCATCACATTGCCATCCGTAGATGGTTGTGGATTTCCGTCATAGGTTTGACTAGCGACTTTATCTTGCCATGTAGAACCCGCAACAGATACATTCACAACCTTATCAGCAAGGAGATACTGTTTAATCCAATGCGTCCATCCGTTTACACCACCCATAGCGGTGATGCTGTCACCAAGTGTAAGAATCTTTAATCCTTTCCATTTTGGAAGAATCGAGTTTGGTAATGCCGATTCGTTCACCGTAACATAAAGTTCTCCATATGGAGTGAATTTTGTGATACCATGTTGCTCGATTTTTAATGTGTTTAAAGTATCTCCTAATCCTCCATTTTTAGAGAATCTCAAATAATATGCGCCGTTTGGAACTGTTAATACGGTAGGTTCATTGTTTATGCCAGACAAATATTTTTTATCTGCATCAAAATATGCGCCCGTGCTTGCCACACCAATAGGAAGCTCGTTGCTACTAAAATAGAGAATCATTCCTGGCTTTATAGGAATGTAATCACTGGAATCCCATGAAGAAAAGCTAGTTTCTAAATAACCATTCTCTGATAACACAGCACCTTTGATTACTGTATCCTTGTTGAAAAGGTTTGTATGGTCTTCCTGTATTTTTACAACTTCGGCTTTAATTCCGGTCACTTCAGCTTTTGTATTAGCAATATCTTCCTTTACATTATCCACTTCAACTTTGACTTTAAGCTCGCCATATGGAACATATGTGGTTCTTGAACCTTTTTCAATCTGTAGATTCATTGGTGCGGTACCAAAAGAAAATCTTGCATAGCCATCAGATGTGACGGTTATATTATTATTATTATTAGGATTGCCAAACGAATCCACACGTTGCTTGTTTTTATCATAAAACGCACCTGTAGAATATGGAATTGGCTCTTCATTTGAACTAAAATACAGGACATCATTTTTAGACACGGGGATATATCCAGTTGCAAGCCAGCCATCAAAAGACATCTCCGTACCATCGTCCTGATTAATAGCAGTATTTTCTTTTGCGTCTTTCGGATTAAAAAGATTTGGCGATAATATGTTATTTAGATCTTCCTTATTCTGCTCGATCTGCTTTGATGCATCCTCTACGCTTTTTGCGGATTGAGCCGCATTTTCGGCAGCAGTCTTTGCATTTTTTGCGTTGCTAACAACGCTCTGCGTATTATCTGAAACATTTTTGGCAGCTGCTTCTACAGCAAGTCTATCATTTGCAACTTTTTTAACGTCGGTTTCTACCTTTGTTATTTGTGCATTGACATTCTGTTCGGACTCTGATGCTGCATTTCTGGATTGCTCTGCGCTCTGAGCATAATTTGCAGCGCTATCTTTGCTATTCTCGGCTTCCTGCGCCGCCTGTACGGTATCGGAATGTAGCTGCTGCATATCAGTCTGAGCGGCTTCTACTTCCTGCTGTGCCAGTTCTACTGCCGCTCTGGATGTTTCTACCTGATTCGCTTTGTTGATCACATCATCATGAGCAGTGATATATTCTTGTGTCATACCGCCAGGAAGGGCTATCATCTGCCAATGTTCTGAATTATGTCCCGCATCAGGAGCAATTCCAGTGATCGTTGCCTCCAGCTCTGCCAGGCAGAAATATGATCCGCCCTGATATGAAACTGTATCAAGATATTCATACTCAGCTGAGGAATCATATTCTCCTCGTGGATTTAAGGAGATATTTCCTAAATCTGTTTCTGTATAATTGTTTTCCGTATTTGGCATTTGATACCTCCTTAAATTTTCAGTCTGTATTTCAAGCGTGATCCAGTTCGTCTGAAGTTCACTTTATCAATGGTTGGGTCTGAATACATCTTTAGACGGCCATGTACAACTTTGAAGGCTGCAAAGAAAACATTTCCTGTATCGCCTTTCAGACTTTCATGTTTTTCTTTCACATAATCGTCTATCTCTTTCTTTGCCTGTTCGCTTTTCTCTGAAACCTCTTCTACAGAATCTTTTGCTTCCTGGCTGGCTTTTTCTGCCCGATCAGCAGCATTGTTTACTTCTTCTATCGCCTCCCGGAAGAATTTCTTTTTCTCCGGTGCATCTACAAGATCTGTGTTTGGCTTTGGTCTTGCCCGGACCGGGATTGTGATCTTGTATTTTGTTTCTCCAGATTCAGTATCTGTAAGATAGATGAATGCATAGATACTGTAATTGCCTCCTGCACTCTTCCGGAGGAAGCTGTCAGGAATCTGTACCTGTGCAGTTTTGTCTTGTACGGCTCCGATCTGAATCAGAGATTCTCCTTCCTGGTCCTGATTAGAAAAGTGGACTTCAAATGTTGCAGGAAGAGTAATTCCTTCTATCTGCAGTATCTGGCCATAGTCATACTGCCAGAGGGATGTTGTTCTCGCATATGTGTAATCGTTAAATGTTGCTGTTATGATGTTATCCATGATTTTATATCACCTTCTTTTTTGCGCCGGCGCAATTAAACAAAAACGTTCAGCCCTCTTTGATTTTTCTACGTCATTGCTTACCAATTAATTCTTCTAATTTGCTTAATCTCTGGCTTAAGTTGTTGATTTTTTCATTCTGATTCTGAATAACTTTCATCATTGCCGGAATCATGGTTCTGTAATTCCAGTCTTCTATCTGCCCATCCTCATTAAATATTACTCCTTCAGGATATTGTTTATACACGTCTTCCGCATAGAATCCCGGCACTGGTTTGTCTTCAAATGAGTCTCCTTCTCTCAAATAACCTTTTTTATATTGAAACCATACCACTGGAACTTTAAGGAGTTTATCCGCTTCAGAGCTATCCATATTTCGAACATGGTTTTTGTATCTTTTTGAAGAAGACGACAACTTATATACGATATTACTCGCAATGCAAAGAGTTCGATATCCCGATGAAACAGTAGTCAAGTTGATTAGTTTAAATTCGCCTGAACCGTCCGTGAATTCTCCAGATGATCTTTGAGTGTGTACCTGCATACCGTATTTGACGCTCAGAGACTTTTTATCAGATGCTTCCGCAAGAGTTACATTGCCTAATTTGATAGTACCGCCTTTTATTTGCAATCCTACATCAGTGTTCATATTAAAATAATTTCTCGCGTCTTTATATACGCTAAATCCGTTTGTTCCTATGTATACACCTTGCGTAGTTGACGTCATGGAATTGCGGCCGCTGGTATGTATACTGGTAGACCCGACCACAAATCCGCCTATTTTTGCAACAATCGTATCAAGTGTATTCACGTCGATAAGATCGGCCGTTATGGTTTTAGACTTTATGTATTCGCCATTAATGTACAATTTCCCATCTGAGCCATAGGCTATAAGTTGACGATCGCCATTGTCAGTCAGAGCGTTAAAAACAGCTTCTCTTGTCACTTCCGCATCCGCAAGTACGGATACGCTCAACATCCCGAGGATGACTCCGGAAGAATTTCCGACAGTACATCTGATGGCAGTGGTTCTGTTAGTTATCCTATCCCATGTGGAGAATTTCATATCTATTCCCACGCCAGTTCCAGAAATAGCGTTCCATGTGCTTCCGTCTTCTGTATACTCAAACGTCCATCTACCGGAAATGTTTTGTTTTCTCTCCTCTGCTCCTGTCTGCGAATACAAATGAAACACCAGCGGAGAAGGCGAATAATCATATCCGCCAGAGCTGTTTGAACATCTTTTGATCGTTGTTGTTTCACATTCAAGGTAATAAACAGTGGCATCTTTTCCGTTCGTACCGTTCCCGCCAGCATACTGTTTTGCAATATTAAAGCGCTTGGTTATTGTTATTCCATTATAAGTCGTTGAAAAATCAACCCATCCAATGTCTTCGGATAAGCTCTTTACGGAATAAATGTGTGTACCTGAAGACCACGTGCCTGTTATGTTTTCTGTCGAGTACGATATAGCCGCTTCTGATGTAACATCCGATTCCCCATAAAAAACCTGTACTTTTACCTCGCATCTTGGAAAACTTGAATAGTTTCCATCCGCATTTACCGGGATTGCCTGATACTCACTTGATAACTGTATAACCAACGGAATTGCTTTCTTTATTTTTTCATCAATAGCATCTCCAGCAATATCTTCTACATCCTTACCACCTATAGTAAGAGTTTTGGCGGCAATCATGACATTGCCATCATTATCAATATAAAATGTTGTTTTATTTTCCTTATCAGTGACACTCATGCCTTTTCCATTAATAAACTTACCGGCCAAAACACCGGATAAGATATAACTCGCATTTATATACAGTTCACCGTCCTGAATATAAATACCTTTATTTTTCCCATTGTCGGTCAGTTTATTGAATATTTCAGGCTGCCCCAGACTATTATCATAATTATCAATAGCGTCCTGCACATCGTTACTGTCTACATATCCCGGGAAAATCCAGTCTGTCGAAACGAAAGCTCCACTTTCACGTGCAGTCTTGCAGATTTTGACCTTTCCTTTCCCATCTTCCATGGACGTTACCCACATATCTCCTTCGTCATATGGTGGGATGGGGGTATTGATAAAGACTCTTCTTTTACCGTCTGCTGTATCCTTAGCAGTAGCTGCATCTTCCAGGGCTTTCTGTATCTCCGAATCCTGAAAATCTTCCCAGGTATAATTTTCTCCGTCTTTAATAAAACGAAAAAGTTTCTTTGTGTCGGTATTATAAAAAAGGTCGTTTACATGCTTGTCTTTTGTTTCTATATCTGTCCATTCTTTTGCCGGAAGGTTTGTCAGATCTGGATCATACGCCCCAAAATATTGAGTATTAATGTCTTTTGCAATATCATCAACTACTGTAGCGACATATTTTTTTGCAGAATCCTGTGCGATTTCTTCAACATCTTTTCCGGTGATTTTAAGTGTTGTCGCATTAATATAGACCTGCCCGGTATCAATATCCGCCCGGAAAAGAGTATCTCCATTTGTGTCTTTTACAACAAGAGCTCCCGTGTTGATCCAGTCCGCATTAATTCCGATGCTGTTCAAAATTTTCGTAATCATGGTGCCATCTACGAGAAGACCCGCATTCCATGTATTACCGCCATCTGTGCTTACTGCCCATCCTTTTCCATTAAGTTCAAATACAACTTTTGATTCCTCCAGCGTCGGATGGTCACACATATAATATATTTTGCTTCCATCCTCCAGTGTTTTTATAACCGGATAAAGACCCACCTGTTCTTTCATGGCTTTTGTCAGCTGCTCCATGGCTTTTTCCCATTCGGTTTTGTTTTTTGACAAGCCATTTCTAAACTGTTTATACAGTTTCGTTGCTTCACTGTATCGCGTAGAAGATAATCTTTCAGGAGATTCTGCACTACTGGTAATTGTCTGTGTACCACCACCATTGTACTGAACTCCAGTAATAATGGTCCGATACATATTATTCTTTCTGTCTATTACAAGTCCTATATCACCAGCCTCTGTGGATGGATCACTTTGGCAAATCACATTTAAAGGTCTGAACTGAAGCCCTGTAAGTTTTTTCCCGACAGATTCTGCTATTTTGCTTCCATTTCCGCCCTGGATCAGTTTATTTCCTGTAATCTCCAGAACATATCCGTCTGCTCCGTACTGGTAAATTGTTTCCGTCTTTCCGGAAGATTCTGTTTCACTTTCTTCGGTAACACGGACCCCTGTTACCACCACATCATCTGTTTCAACTGAACTTCCGCTTTTCATGGTATCAATTTTGACTATTCTGTTATTATCCTGCATATCTGATACCGACAATCCGAGCAGTGATGTATCGTACCATTTCAAAGTCAGCTGTCCATCATTATTGATTCTTGCGTATTTGCAGGCAATCTGTGCGACCCATTGGATTATCTGTCTGAATGTCAACGCTGAATCGTCAGGTCTGCTCTCCACCGTCAGATCTGAATTATCAAAGGTTGCTGTATCAGCAGCCAGCGGAACATCGCAACAAGTGCATGCATCCTGTAAGATTTCTCTCAGTGTAACCGGATATGCCAGTTTGCTTTTGGTATATGGCTGGTCAAAAGACAGCATTTTGTCAAAGGCTGATATTGTCACGGTATCACCTGTATCTTTTCCAGGTTCTGCGTAAAATGTCCCCTTATCCAACCACTCCACTGTTCCATTCACTTCCAGACCAACTTTTGCACTTAGCTCAGCTCCGGAAAAATTCTTTTTCGTTAATTTTCCATCTGTATTGTTGATCTTAACAGTAATCTGTTTTGCAATAGCTGAACCAATATCAAAGCTGCTGTTATTTGATGTCTCATCTGTAATTCCAAACTGCAAGAGTTCTGTATCTGCTGCTGTCTTTACACTGCCATCCGTAAAAGTAATTCTTACCTGATTATGAATTACTCTGTTTTCTTTGATTGTATTTTTATATGCATTTGATGTATTGATCATTTTGTTACCTCTGCACTATATCAACCGATGCGCTTTTGTAATAAAATATTCCATCACTCAGCCATCCAATCTGTTCTTTTGACAATGTTCCCCTGTATGACTGTATCGTAATATCGATTCCGTCATCACGGAACGAAAATGGGAAATACCCCGGAACCAATGTACTTTTTATAACTGCCATCTGTGCTTCCGTAAGTATTCCCCATTTAATTGATACTGTTTTCTTTTCTGCTACAGGATCACCTACCATATATCCTGCTAATGTTCTGCCTGTGTCAGAAGTCCATATTATCTCGTCATTTACTGTAATGCTTGTTGGAGCAGGGAGCGTTACACTCCCTGACCATAAAATTCTTCTTGCCATCAGCCTACTCCTACTGTGTTGTATCTGATATCAATAATTTCCTGTGCCGTCTTGCTTGCTTTTGCGATCTGTGTACTGTCAAGATAAAATCCCATTTCTGACAGGGCTGCAACAATACGCATAACCGCATTATTGATGATTCTTTCGAACTCATCCCTGGTAATCCCATTTCCGGATGCGGCTCTGGCTGCTTCAATCGCCATCTCGCGCAATTTATTCTCCGGTGAGACGATTTCGCCCTGATGAAGGTTATCACCAATCATTGCCAGCTGTGGAGTGTTCTTCTTCACAAATCCACCTTCTGCAAGAGGAGGTATGGTCGGCACTCTGGGAAGAGACAAACCATAATGTCCATAATGCCGGGTACCTGTAAAAGGATTCTTGAAATCATAACTGAATGAAAATGCGTTCTCTATTGCCGATAAACCAGAGTTAAGTTTTTCCATCAGACTGTTGATAATGTCAATAACTACATTCAGTGGTGTCTTAGCCAGAGTTATTAATCCGTCAAATATTCCACCAAATATGTTTTTGATACCTTCCCATGCCTGTGTCCAGTTTCCTGTAAAAACACCCGTAACAAAATCAATGATTCCGTTAAATATCTGTTTTATATCCGACCAGATCCGGCTTACAGATTTCCCAAATGTGTTCAGTATTGTTTTGAGCGTTTTAAAGCTTCCCGCCCAGGATCCTTCAAAGACTCCTTTTATAAAGTCAATAAATGGCTGAAAAATATGTTCTTTCACATATTTAAAGATTGATTCAGCAATAGTCTTGAATCCCTCTATGATTTCTTCAATTCCCTGCCAGCATTTATCAAAATCTCCAGTAAAAGCACCCGTGCAAAAATCAATGAATCCTCCCAGAATATCCGTGATTCCCTTGATCACATCACCTGCAACAGCCAGCAGATCGAGAATCTGATCTCCGATGTTAGCAATAATCGGTCCTAAAATAGGTAAAATAGTTGCAATGATCCAGTTGATCACAGGTACCAGGAGTGTTTCCCATAATGCCTGTAAATTCTCAAAGATTTTGCCAATCAGTTCGATGACTCCGTTGAGTGAGGGTTGTATATGTTCTGCCCACACTGTGCTGAACTTATCCGCCAGATAATCCAGGACAGGAACAATGTATGTATTATATGCATCAAGGAAGGTACCTACGATATCTGAAATTCCCTGTGCAAGAGAATCCATGAAAGGTTTTACATATTGATCGTACGTTTCAGATATCTTTTCAAATGTATCTACAACCGCCTGGTGCAGGGTATTCAGAACTATTTCAATCGGAACCAGTGTATTTTCGATTGCTGTTTTTATCTTGTCTACATTCTGGGTAACAGGCAAGATAAAAATCTGTTCTATATCTCTTGTAAATTTCAAGAGTACTTCGCAAGCTCCAAGAACTCCATCGGCAAAAATTCCTATAATATGTCCTGTAATGCTTTTGGCTGTTTCCCCGGAAAATACATCGAAGATGTCAGCCAGAGCAACATAGAAATCACCTTCTAAATCTGCAATTTCTGCTCTGATATCGAAAATAGATGCCAGTTTTTCCTTAATGTAATCCTTGCTTCCTGTGAGATATTTATCAAATCCGCCAATCAGATTGTCGGCTATGGTCAATCCTATTCTTGCAAAGGAACCAACCATTTTCCCAAAGCATAATGCCAAAGAGTCTAAGAGATGATTCGCTGACTCGACGACAGCCGGATCTGTAAATATTTCCTTGAGTGTTTTTCCTATATTTTTGATACTGTCATTGATGGACTTTATTTTCTTCTGGGAATCCCCGAAACCAATCCGGAATCCTTTTTTGAAGATATTAGCCAGTTCTTTACAGCGTTTCAGAAGTTTATCCAGGCTTTTATTGGTTTTATCAATAGTTGTATCTCCTTCTGCCAGTTTTCCAAAATCAACAGCATCTCCCAGATTGACTCCGGGATTTCCTGTGCCACCTGCTGTGCCCGAATCCGAATCAGATTCTGCATCAGATGGACTGTCCAGCTTTTGGATCTGGTCAAATCCCATCAGAGAGCGCATCTCTTTTGCTGCTTTTTTCGCAGCACTTCCGGCTTTCTTCGTAGAATCTGCCATGTTGTCGGCAGACTGGGAAGCATCTTCCATGCCAGCTCCCGCATCAGCTGCCGCTGCGCCTGTTGATGCGATCTGGCTTGTTCCGGATGATTTATTGCCTGTTATCAGCTCCGTAAAGCTTTTGAATGCATTTGCCAGAGTTGCTAATTTCCCAATCAGAGTATTTACTGCTTTGATGATGGGCGTAAATAAATTGATCAGTCCCTGTCCAATCGTTGCTTTCAGAGAATCGAACTGTAGCTTCAGGATACGGACCTGGTTTGCCCAGCTTCCAGATGTCCTCGCGAAATCCCCGGAAGCTGCTGACAGTTGCTTTTGCACAAATGAATACCGTAAAGCTACTTTCTCGGCTTCTGTCATCTGCGATGTGGTCTTACCGAATCCGTTTGCCAACGCATAACTGTCAAGGGCTGTCTGAGTCATTACAACGCCCAGATCCTTTAAAGACTCTGTCTCACCTGTAAATACAGATTTAAGCTTTGTGTAAGCTTCGTCCTGACTCAGATTATAAAATGAAGCTACATCTCCGGCTAATCCGGTCAGAGTGGAACCCATATCGTAAGCCTGCTGTTCTGTGAATCCAAAAGCTTTCGCCATGGCTCCAAATGTACCAGTGTACTGTTTCGCCATAGTCTCTGAGAGACCGAAGCTCTGTGCCGCAGACTTTGCAAATTCATCGACCTTTGCAGTCATATGAGGAAACGTCACATCTACTACGTTCTGGACCTCTGCCAGATCAGAGCCTAATTCCAGGCACTGTTTGCCAAAATCAATTAATTTCTTGGTTCCGAAAGCTGCTGCCAGTGCAACACCTGCTTTTTTTGCCAGTTTGGTAATACCGTTCATCTGCTGCTGGAACTGGTTCTGGTTTACTACAAGATCAAGTGCAATCTGTCCTATACTTGTTGCCATATGTAGTTTCAGTCACCTCCTAATCCAGCCATTCGTAAAAAGGCATTTTTAAATCCATCCATAGCGGTATCCATTTCCTGTTTTGATATGGATTCAGCCACTACCTTTGCATGTTTTTCTTTCCATTCATTTCTGATCCGATGTTGTTCCTTTGTAAAAGTCTTCAGAATTTCTTTATCATCCTCTGCACGTATTGCGATAATCCTTCCAAGCGCTGTTTTATTGTCAATTCCCACGAGCATCTGTTTAAACTCTGTCCATGACATTTTGTGTATTTCTCTCGACAGTCTCAGCCCATACTGTGACTGGAAGGAAGATACGATCAGGTCATAATCTTCAATCAGGTCATAGTATGGGTCAGAGCTTCCCCCGCAGTTTCTTCCTCTCCTACAATAAGTTTCTGGGCTTCCATGACAATTGTCGTCAGATCATTAAAGCTGAGCTTCATTTTTTCAATCTTTTCCCGACTCTCCTCCGGGAGCATTAAATTGTACAAATCCAGAATGTCTTTTGCTGTAGCATTTTCTGAAGTAAATTCTGAATATTTTCCCATGATCTTTAACATGGTTGCTGCATCTGCGTTTACTTCTAACTCCTCTTTGCCAATAATCAGGGATGGATTGCCATCCAGTTCCAGTTTTTCTGTAATATTTACTTTTTTCGCCATTATTCTTCTCCTTATACAGCGGGTGTTACAGTAGGCTTGCCATTGCTGATTGCATCAAACTCTAATGCAGCTACATTTGTGGAATCTCCACCACCACAGTTCTTAACATCAAATACAGCGGCATCCCAGGATACGGTTGTTCCATCCGGGAACTCCCATTCAAAATATCCTTCTGCATCATGTCCGTTACTGAACTGTTTTCCTGCAATGTAGTCGTTTCCTGTGTCTCCAATGTTTCTCTTTCCACTGAGAGTGATGGTAACCGCCTTTGCAGTCATCAGGGCTCTCTGCCAGCCTTCCTGGTCCATAGGTGTCCAGGTTTCCACACCATTAGAAAACTCTACGGAAAATGTCTCCATATCTGCAATGGTTGTTGCTGATTCCTTTGTCTTTCCAACTTTGAACTTGTTGTCAAGAACCGGAAATACATTTGTTTTTCCTGCGAATTTCTGTAAATTCATCTGTAAAGCTTTACGTTTCATTCTGTTTTCCTTTCTTCGCATAGATAACAGCCGCCTCTATTACCATTTCACAAATTCCGGCATCGTTCGTTCCAACATCCTGAATTTCATAAAGTGGCTGTATAAATTTAATGGTTTCATCATTAATCGTTATATCCCTTGCCCGTCTGAGCACTTCAAACAACTCTGTAGCTGTTTTTTCGGTATCCCTTGGAGATTTATTCCAATGTATCAGCAAAGTTACATATTTCTGTCCGTATCCTTCCTGAGCGGGGCCTCCAAGTGCTATGTGCTGTGGATACTGATGCTTGCTGTTATATACTCCAACGGATTTATCTTCTTTATCCGGAAGTTTCCCCATGTATACGTGTTCAGCCAATTCAAGGGAAGCTATATAGTCTCTCACATCTGCTAATGTCATATTCCTGTCAGCCTCCTGTAGATTCGCTTAAATGCATTTGTACAGTAATCTGCCTCTCTTCCTCCCGGAATCCAGTCTTCATACCATTTTCCTTTTGCGTTCGGGTTTTCATCTGTATGGAAATGATATTCCGGATGAAAATACAGCCTTCTAGCATATGGAGTTGACGATACTATGGATACTTTCCCCTGTTTGCTTTTGGAAGTATCCACGAACGTGCTTTCATTCTGCAGGTTTCCGGTATCTCTCGGGAAAACCTGAGCCTGTACCACTTCTGTGTGAATCGCTTCTGCCGTCTGTTCCAGAGCTTTCACCTGCATCTCTGAGAGTTCTCGGATTTTAGAAAGATTCAATCTCACTGTTGAATTTACTCGGGTCATATTAACTGAACCTCCGTATAATTTACTGAACCGTCAGAATTTCGTGCCTTTGTTCCCTGTTCGATCTGTCTTTTTGCACCAAATATGACAGCCTCACCGCCGGATATGACTGGAAGTTCTGGGCATATGTCCCCGCAAAACAAGGCTGTTCCTGTGATCTTGATCAGTTTCTTTTCAGCAGTCAACACTGTCCGGGCTTTATCCTGATAATTACATTTTCCTGAATACTGTATAGGTTCCAGTGGTTCTCCGTACTCATTTAAACCTTCTCTGTCAAACGACAGGCTGATATCTGTTTTACATAACCGTCTGGGTACCAGACATGGATATTTCATATAATCACCTCGCTAATTGGCAACAAAGACCAGTCTGGCAGAGAAGTGTGTAATCATCTCTTTTCATCGCGATACCTTTGCCTGTAAATATATTCCATGAACTGCCAAACTGGGCAGATACGCCGTTAATACTGTAAGAGGACAGGACACTGCTTATTTCGTCTGCGTTCTCATACTCAAATTCTGCCTGTCTGCATATAACTTCCCGGATAATTTCCTGTTGAAATTCCGTAAGATTTAAAAAACCCCGGCCTACAATCCTGTTGTAGGTCAGGGAATCTACATGTCTGCTTGCCTGCTTTAATGCTTTTTCTATTTCATCTTCAGGTATCAGAATTCCTTCATAGGTATCCAGGTAATAGCTTTCTGTTGCATACGATTTATATCTCATATGACGCCCTCCGATCAGGCACCAACCTCTGTTGTGTCTACGTCAACATAGATACTGTCGATATTGCCATCACGTCCATTCGGGAACACAAATACATCAGAAAATGATCTGTTCTGATACAGGTATCCGTCTCCCTTGGTGTGTCCACCCGGCTCAAAATAATAAATACTGTTAATCTTTGGTACGGTTTTGCAGGTCTGACCGCAGGCAACCAGCACATTAATCTTGTGTGCTCCTGTCACTCCGGATGCTTTTTTGAGTGGCTCAAATCCGCCGCCTTCCGGCTCCCAGTTGAACGCATCATAGAAACGCTCATCGTCAATAACTTCCATGATCGGCACACCATCGATCTCAGTTACTCTGGTCTCAATGCCAAGACCGCCTTCTGCAATCTGGGTCATTTCAATCTTTCTGGTGAACTCTGTAGACTGCTCCAGAGCGTCCATAATCTCACTGCGAACATACATAAGCAGAGAACCATTTGCTTTGTATCTTCTGAGTTTCCCTTTTGCAAGGATATCTTTGAGCATACCGAATACTTTTGCCTTTGTGTATGCAGATGTCGCTGTGGATCCATGATAATCTTCTGTCTTCTGGGCTACCTGAGCTACCTTGGAGAAGAACAGCGCATCTGTTTCCGGAACTACCCATGTCTGTTCAAACACGCGGGAAATGTTCTGAATGGAAGCTGTAGCATTTGTCTCATCAACATCTGCTTTATCTACCATAAATTCAACATCACGGTCGTGTGTCAGTGTGTATGGTACGTCTTTCTGTTCGTAAGAACCAACATTCCAGCCGCCTTTTCTGCTGTGGTTCTTGTATCCGGATGTACTCATCTGAGTAAAATGAAATGTTTTGGCATCAAGCCATCTAACATTGCTAGTTACAAATGGAGATGTCAGGGTTCCCTGCATCAGGATTTCAAGGAGCTCCGGGCTCCACTGTTCTGCATAATTTAATGCCATAGTTTATACCTTCTTTCTTTTTAGTTCCAGCGATTCCAACGTTTTGTTGGCACTGCTGTCTGGTTTGTAGTTGACTGAGAATGCTGTGCCGGATTTCCACCAGTTCCTACCTGAGTAAAGCCGGTCTTTCCGTCAGCCTGTGGTTTCAAAGCCGGAACAGCTTCCAATACCGTATTAAGTGCTGTTTTCAGTGCTTCTTCGTTAATCTTCCCATCCTGTCCTGATGCCTGACTAAGATCAGCCATTTTCAAGACGTATGGAATTGTCTTTGCATCAAGCCCCAGGGATACTGCCATCATTGTAGCTGCGTTTTCAACCTTTGCGGCCTGCACTGCTGCCTGTGCTGCTGTCAACTGGTTCTGAGTCTCTGTAATCTGACTCTGCAGTCCTGCTACATCAGGAGTATTTGCCGCCTGCTGCTGTTTGAATGATGCAATTGCCTGGTCCATCTGTTCCTTTGAAAGCCCCTGCTGTTTAAAATAGCCTTTTAAAACAGATTCCTCTGTTACGCTCTGCTTTCCTGCAATCAGACTGGCCAGTTTATCATAATCAAACTGTGGTGTCTGCTGTGTTCCTGTTGGTGGTGTTCCGCCTTCTGCTCCTGAACCTCCTCCACCGTCACCAGTTCCGCCTTCTGCAAATGTCTGCAGGTTCATTGATAATTTGCATCTGAATCTCTTATACATTTTTACATGCTCCTTTACAGTTTTTTATGTGCTGTCTGCACGAATACAGTTTTACGTGTGTCTCACATGAACAGTTGTTAGCCCGGTGTCTCCGCGTAGTTTTAAGCCTTCGGGCATAAAAATAAGGCGTTTCACCCTACGCCTCAGCGGGAGATTCTGGATCACCGCCTTTCTGTTCTGGGATCTCTTTTGCTACTTTTAATGTTATAAGATATTTCCCTCTTTCTTTTGATACTGAATATTTGTCTCCGACTTTTCGAAGTTTCAGATTGTTTTCTTTATCGTAGAAATTATGGATAACTTCGATTTTCATGTTCTCACCTCCCTCTGTTGTGCCGGCGCAATTTTAAAAAAGAGTATAAAAATACCACCTGCCATTTCTGACCGATGATTTTTATATTGCACTTTTGTGAATATTGTTGTAAAATCTTTATAAGATATCTTAACAGGGAGGAATGATACCTGACCCCCACATTTTGGGTTGGGCCATCATTTCTCCCTGTTTCTTTTATATATCTTTCTTATTTTTCCATCTTTGATCACAATGATTTTCTGTACAAACATAGTGTGTCTTGACCAATATACCTCTTCTATCTGCCGGATAATCTCATTTTCATCTAATGGGCTCTTGGAAATATCAAGTATAAAGTTTGATGCCTGTCTCTTCTTTTTGGCAATTGCGTTATACACCAGGTTTTTGCTCGTCCCAGATAATTCTTTCAAATCAAATGCTTCATTCCTAAATATGTAATCTGGTGTAGATATTCCCTGTGGATTCAGTACCCTGGGAACCATAGATATTTTTCCTCCAAGCTCTTCCTTTAGTAACTCAGCAATTCGTCGTTCTTTATCAGAATAATCCAATAAAACATTTTTCCCATCCACTGTATATACAGAATCTCCAATTTTATATTGACGTATTTCTTCAATATCATAAGAATTCGGTGTTGCTGTTTTTTTCCATTCCTCCGTAATATCTTTAACACCTTGCAGTTTCTCCAAATCCCTGAAGTCTATGTGCTCTCGGCTGTCTACACTGCCCGTTCTCATCCGGACATGTTTCCATTCTTTTTGCTTTTGCTCATATTTTTTCTGGTTCTCCGGATCCAGAGAGAATTGTGACAGCCTATTGTATTTCTTTTCCTGGCGTTCAGCATATTGCTGACGTTCCCGCCTGGCGTTTTTTTCTGCAAGGTTGTTGAGCTCTTCTCTGGTATATTTCCCATCAGGCGGAGTACTGACTCCTTCAATATAGGTCGTATGGCTATCACGACATCGGGGATGATAAAGTCCTGCTGCTATGGCAGCACTTATCAGCGGGTACTTAATTCCTGTCATGGGAGATACTCCGTCTTTCGGACCTCCGCTCCATACATCATCGATCATGACTTTTCCCACGAATGGAACACACAAAGGACAAGGACAGCCGCTGCCACGTTTATTGATAATCACTGTGTACACGCCCCATTCCCGGCGTTTCATTCCCTCACCCTGCAAGTATGCCCTTTTGGCTGCTGTTCGGATTGCCATATCTGCATAGTCTGCAATGGTATGTCTGGCACCATTGGCATATTCTACACAGTTTAGACCTGCCTTAAGGAAATCCTTAGTTGCCATATCCACAGCTTTTTCATAGGTTCCTGCACCGGTATTGGCGTATACCTGAGCATTATAAATAATTCTCCGATATTGATCATTAGCCATGCGAAGCACTGCAATTTCTGCTTTCTTCATGTCATTTGTTGTAGCTTTGATCAGAGCCTCCAGCTTCCGATCATTCAGCTTAAAAAATTCTGCATTACCTCCCTTGCTTATTTTATTTGCCGGAAAGCCTTTTTTTATGGCATTCAGAATAGTAATCTCCTGCTGCATATTTCCTTCTGCTCTTGCAGTCCGAATCAGCTCCGCTATCTTTGCATTGATATCCTTAAACTGTTTGCCATATTTCTTTTGATTATTATGTTTATATTCTTCCAGGGATTTCAACATTTCTGCCTGCCACATGGGCCATTGTTTGTCTTCGTCAATTTCTTCCTGCTTATGAGATTCCATATTGCGGATCATGGATGCTATGAGTTCATTCTCTATAGCTTCAAAAGCAGCTCCAATATCGTATTCATCATTTATCCTTGCCATTAGACAATACCTTGAATCCTTGAGACTTAAACTGTCGTGTCAGTTCCTTCAATTTTGTAATGCTGTCGCAATGATCACATCGAAGTTCCGCATAATCTTCTCTTTCGATAGCATATATTCCCTGTGTGACCTGCTCTTTGGCGATTTTAAGAAGTCCCTGGTATTCTTCTCTGTTCATCCGGTATATTCGGTTGTTTACTTTAACCTTCATTTCCTATCACCTTCATCTTTGCCGACGCCTGTTCTTCTATGAAGCTTTCTGCATTTTCTCTTGATATTCCCAACGTGGAAGTTATGATAGAAATCGCTTCATTCCTTGAAACATTTCCCTCTTTTACCATTTTTATCACATTCATTAAGGAGGCTATTTGCGCTCCGTTAAGGGTAGCCCCCCCCGTCCTTCTCATCTTCTACTTCAGTTCTAAAGCCGCCTGCTGCCATATTAACTGCAGGTTCTTCCAGATCCTGTATGCCCTGTTCTGCTTTCAGACGGGCTATCTCTTCTTCCTTGCAATGTTCATCCAGACTATCACCATAAAGTTCCTCTACGCAACGTTCAATGCTCATGATTCCACCCTGTTTTGCTTTCGTCACAGTTTCTACCTGGCTCTCAAAAGAAGGGTTAGCGTATTCTCCAAATGGAATATTTACATTTACCTCTTCTGCCTGCTGTCCATGAAGAATGTTATTTGCATTGATACACATCCCCACCACAGCCGGAAGTGTTTCCTGCATTGCTTCTACGATGGAATTTCTGGTGTAAAGTGTTGTCTTTTCTTTTTCTCTCTGAGCTTCAGCATTATCCAGTTTTTTAGTATCGATTCCCAGTGTTGACGGACTGATCACTCCATGCAGACACAGGTCCAGCGCAGTTACATAAGATGCCAGATAGCTTTCATGCGGGATAACGGGCTGTTCTGTGATAATCTGATTGCTCTGTCCTTCTCTCATATCTCCGTCTGTAGAAAAATAACGGTTATCGAAAGGATTAGGCCTGACAAGCTCGCCTGTTTCCGGATTATGAGGTATCAGGCATTCTGGTACATAAGTCTTTGCCCTTCCTGACCTTAATGCGTCCATCCATTGGCTCCATGTTTCGTCCAGAGAATCAAAATTATCAAGTTTTCCATCAAAAATACTCCCGCCTCTGCCCTCATACTTCGCAGATTCGTAGATCATAAATGGCTCTGCAAGGATTACCGAATCATCAAATGTAACGTCTTTAAGATTCTCTGTGGCCTTAATCGTTTTAATGTCCACAAGTTTGTTTCCCTGATATAGTTCATTTATGATGTATCCATATCCGTATCTTTCATTCAGGACATATGTCCTGCCTTTCTCGTGATACGGAGTTTTAAATACTATTTCGCGGATTCTGTCTCTCTGATAAATAAATTCCACCTTGTCTCCCGGGTACCATTCTATAATCGGGTAATCACTGAGTTCTGTATCAATGACTGCTTTAAAAGCTCCATCGCCAATATATAATGTTTCCTTCAAAGCGCTTTCTATCTTTTTCCGAAACCGGTTTTCTTTTTCCATCTCTTTCCATAGCTGTTCCTGAGCCGGTGACTCAAACTCAAAGTCTTCCATGTCAGGAAGGACCGCTGAAGAAAGCGTGCGTACGATTAATCCCGGCAGACCTGTATGTATCTTTCTCATATCCATTCCAGGAGTGCATCTGCTTGCCCAGAACTTATGCCTGTCCGCATATTCCTGATTCTGCTGATAGAACTGTTCCAGCTCATTTCCGTCTCCCCTGTACCAGATCCGGTTGCGGATCGCATGTCCCTCGAAATCCAATATCTCATTAATCTGGAAATTATATGGATTAGCCGGGAGCACATTCAGCCAGCTCCGGACTGTCTTTTTTATATTCTCATTTAATTTATCCATCCATTTCACCTTTTCGTTTCCTCCGTTTCGAATCCGATCATATTCCGATATGGAATCCAGCCATACTGCTGGGAGTTGATCGTATGGTCGTTTCGATCTTCCGGGATATCTTTTTCCTCATCCCAGGAATATTTCTCCAATTCAGCTATGTGATTGATACATGTATCTACAACCAGATAGCATTCCTGTTGTATCCATCCAAGCTGAAGCTTGATTCTATCCAGAATCTCTACTTTTTTATAAGATTCTACAAAGTTGTACATGCAGCCATGAAGACGTTTGTACTTTCTCAATTCTGTGATCGTAGCAGCATCTGCGCAATCAACAAAGGCATCTTTTGCAAATCCCCAATCCTTTCGGCATTTCTCCAAAAACTCTATGAATTTTACGGCTGTATCGGAAGGAGCGAGCGGCTGATCCAGATCTTTATTGCTGTATACTTTTTCAGCCAGTGTGATCAATCTCCTGTCCTCTGTGATTCCCTGGAATATCATTGCGATTGTGTCCGGAGACTTTGAAGAATACGAAGTATCCAGACCACAGGTGAATTTTTTAAATTTCAGCTTTCCTGCTGCTATCTGGGCTTTTATCCATTTCTCTGAAACGACATGCTGTTTCCTGCTGAAGTTCGGGAATATCAATCCTGTTGCTTTTCCTCTCAAGCCCTGTATCTTGTTTTTCCAAATCTTTGTGCCTTTCGGTGTATTCTGGATGATTTGCTGTTTCTTTTCTTCCGAAAGTCCGGCATTATCATCAAAAGAAAAGAACCAATGGACCCATCCGGGTTTTGGTTCTTCTCTTAATTCATCTTTTATTTCCTGTGGTGTGCTGTCTGCCCATTCCGACAAAGGTCTGCTGCAATTGATATATTCTTTGTATACATCCAGGGTTGGATCATCCGGGTTGAGAGTTGCCATAAGATAGTCACACCGCATGGATGCCTCACGCACAAAGTCGATGTCTGCTGTATTAACTTCATCGATATACAGGCAGCCATACTGTCCGCCTAGAGCTTTTTGCCACTTCTTCTTATCGCCATAACCCATGATATAAACAATTTTATTGCCTTTACTGGTTCGGAATAGAATATGCGGGATTTTATCGTCTTTGGTGCCGTTTCCGTTGTACTGGACCAAAATTCCGAAATCATCAACGACTCCCAAATCCTTGTTGATGATGTTCTTTTCTGCTGTTCCAATATCTTTTGCTGCCAGAATATGTAATTTCTTGGGAGATTCCGCAACCTTGCACATAAACTTAAAGAGTCCAACTGTTGTTTTTCCTGCTGCTGTGGTTCCCTCAAGGAATTCAACTGGAGCATTACATTTTAAGAAAGCTTTGTACTTGTCGGAAAGCACCAATCTTTCCGCACTCATTATCCACCTCCGCGAATTTGTCTAATCAGATCATCCAACTTTGTCTGCTCTTCTTTCAATTCTCCAGATACCTGAACATTCTGCTTATCTTTCCACTTGTCTGGTCGTCGGTTCTTGAGCCAGAATATCTGCGCGGTGGTGTCTGGAACCACTTGCTTTTTGGTTACTTTCTTTTCAGTCAGTGTTCCTGATTCATATTTTTCAGACACTTCTTCGTATTCATAGCCGAGAGCACGTTTGAGTAGAGCATTTTCCACCTGAAGGTCAACAACTTCTTTGCCTCTTTTTAGGGTGTCTCGAATGTCTTGATACTTCATTTTCCATGTCTGTAGTGTGGAGTAACCAATCACCATATTTTGAGCTATTTGTTCATCCGTCAGTCCATCTCTGGCCCATCCTTCCAGTTTCAGTAAGCCCTCTGGCGTCAACCAATATTCATATTTTCCTTTTGCCATTAGGCTCACCTTCTTTCATTTGTTTCGTTTTTGAGTATAGAAAAAGCAGCCTGAAATCAATATATCCAAATTTTTCTTGGATACATTTCAAATAAGCTGCTTTTAAATAATTATTTAGTTTCTATTGTTCTATACATCAATTATGTATTATCATTTTTTAAATTACACGATTCTAATGTATTTTTACATATTTTTTCTTCATCCAGTCCAGACAAATGCAATGATAATTTCACATACAATTGATTTTTAACAGTATTTCCTTCTTCCATCTCACGTGCCAATTCTAATGCATTTTTAATTTTGGAGTCTTCCGTCAATTCTTTAAAAAATTCCGATATTTTTTCGTTTGCCTTATTAGATAATGTATAAAATAGTGCTGAAACTGCCTCTACAACTATCCCTGACACAATGCCAGGCCATTGGTTATTATTTGTAGCCATTCCATATATAACACTACCCACAATAACTGCAAAACCTCCAATGCTTCCACCAAAGCTTAACCAGAACGCCATCTTAGATTGCCACAATCTTTGCTTATGATATTCTTTTTTCATTTGTTCAGTCTCATTTGGAATTGATCCCTTGTCAGAAAGAACAAAATTTCCTTCTCTTGAAACTTCATAAGTAAAATCTTCGTTTTTAACAGTTGAAATTCCTTCGTTGTTCTTTTTTTCTTCCATACGTTACCCCTTTTTTATTAAATTAGTCGATAACGCATTTATAAAAATTGTATTTCCGCATCTGTCACAAGTAACAGGAATTACTGGAGCAATAGATGAATTTGGTCCTCCAAGTACAAAATTTCCATCATTAAATTCACGTAATTCGAAAATTTTATCAGACACGCTCCAAGCTCTTCCTCCACACATAGGGCATACTTGATTTGTCCAATGTGTATTGATATGGTTAATTACGTCTTGTCCATTTGGTCTAATCATTACTTTTCTCCCAACATACATTTTTATCCATTTTATCACTTTATTCATATTATTTCCAGCCTTTCTTTATATCAAAACGTCCTATATTTCTACAGGACGTTTTCAAAAATGTATGTAATTTGAGTAGCTTCTCTCGAAGCCAATCAGAACATCAGGATTCGAACCTGCGGCTCCATGGCTCACGCTCACTCCCTCTCGGTGAGATGTTCTGGTGATCTGCCAGGTGGGTACTGGCAGTCATCTAAGGGAAGGAGAACTCTGTATAATCTTCCACTGAGTTCAGTTTATACTATAGCATATTAAAATCGGACATATCGGACAAAACGGACAAATTTTACTTTTTTTCAAAAAATCTATTAAATTCTTTGCGAACACCTTCTTCAGTTGCTCTTCTTCCCATCTTTCCAGCTACCTGCTGCCAGGTCAGTTCTTCAAAGACCTTGTATTTTATGATTCTCTGCATTCTTGGAGGGATTGTGTTCAACCACTCTTCTACATTTGTTTTTAGCTGCTCTGCCTGTCTTCTTCTCTCTTCCAGTATTTTCTGTTGGTAGCGCAGCTGGCTGTCATCCCTAACAGAGAATGTTGTTCCCTGTACCTTAAAATGTTGTGGGTTATAAGGAAACTCAGGGTTGCTCCCGGACACATTTGTCTGTATTACTGTCTTTTTCTTTCTGTTTAGCTTCTTGATTTCCTCTTCTGTTTCTTTGATCAGCTCACAGGCATCTATGTACTGACTTAAGATATTCTTGTCCATCGGTATCGCTCCCCTTTCACAAATTCTTCAAATCTGTATCACATATTGCTCACATTTTCCGGGTATATTATTACCTGTACAGAGCAAAGAGTAATTGCAAATAAAACTTTTTCTTTTTCATACTTTTAGCCGGGAGCTGTTGAGAGTTCCCGGCCTCCTTCTTTTTATGGTTCTTTTTGGCATATATGCCAGTAGTGGCAGAATAAGCAGCAGAATCTGCATTTCTTTCCTCTGGTTTCGAATAGCCAATATCTTAGGCGTTTTCTCATCTGTTCCATTCCCTTTCAGATTCTAAATCTTTTATTCTAGTTATCTTTAATCCCATGCGGTATGCCATTGCTCTGAGTATGCAATAATCTTTATATGTATGCTCTGGCATATGATCTGCTGCCTGAATTGCTTTGCTGGCTGTCGGATCCGGATAGCCTTCTTTGTTCTTTCCTGTCATTCTTATGTCCTCCCACATAATTTTAAAAACCAGTTTCTTCGCATTTCCCATTCGGTCCATATTGGATCCTGTTTTGCAATGGCTGTATCTATCACTTCTATTGCATATCTATGACCAATTGCATAATTTCCATAATAAGCTCCTGATACTGCACTTCCGGAACACTTCAGTCTTTCTGCTGCCTGTTTCAGCGTAACCGCCGGTTCTATAGTCTTTCCTGTCTTTATGTCTGTGATTTCATATAAATTCATTTCCTCTCCTCATAGAATCTGCATTCCTTGCAGTTCGTTCTGGCTGTAACATATTTGCCTTTGATGATGTGCATGTTCGGACAGGTGGGACGGGTGTATACTGCTACAGCTCCGATGTGTCCTGTACTATGTTTACATATTTCTGCTCTTGTGCTCATTTTCATCCTCCAGATAGTTTTTACCAAATAGTTTTACAAATTCTTCTCTGCTGCCACACTTCTTTTCGAATGTCCTCTGGCCGATCCGCTGCAAGGTGGTTCGGACTTCCTTGTTTCTATGTACAGCTATATCTGATGTTCTGTGGCATTCCGGGCAAAGATATACGGTTAAGCCATATTGCTCGGAGTATTTGCGATTTGCACTGCCATAGATGTGATGGCGTTCTGTATAGCCTGTTTTTCCGCAGATGAAACACTGACCTTTTGCATCTCTGTCTATGATACTTTTGTGGTGCTTCTTTCGTTTTTTTCTAATGGTTCCTTTTGGGAATAATAATCCTTCCTGATTCATACCCAGCATCCTTTCATTGACGGTACATCAAATTCTGTTCTCCGGAAGAATATCCCTATCCAGTGTGTCTGAATATCTTTCTGTAATTCTTCCAGTGTATCTTTTACGATCACGGTATCTGTTGGTTTGGTTAATTCAAATATTCTGCCTACAGATTTCGTCGGATAATCTTCCGGGTGTTCAAATACTGCAATGATCGGGAATCTGATGTCCTCTAAATTTATCTCCTGTATCGATGTGACGATCTTATCCATTCATTTCTCCTTGAAATATTCCAGTTAAAGTCTTCTACTGCTCTGGTGGCTGCCTGTTTCTTCAGCTCTGCCAGACCGCCCCAGGGTTTGCAAAGAAAATTATGGAACCGGCGGCTACTGTAATGCATCCATCTCGGAGGATTCTGACCGGTTACTTTTCTAAATAATTTCTTTTTCTGTCTGAGATTCATTTTTCTCCTTTCCCCTTCCTGTGATCTGACAGGCTCACAGGAAGGATGTATCTATGTGAATTTTAGGGCACCCTTAATCTTCCCAGGGTCTTCCGTTATGGTCTACTTTTTCATTCAGCCATATTTCCCAGAACGCGGGATTCAGAAGCGTGCTGTAGGTTTTATTTGCGAACTGCCGCATAGCTCTTGCTATATACTCAGCTGTTCCATAAGCTGTTAACGTATCTATATACTCTTTTCTGATCTTGGGTTCCGCTTCTGGTGGCTCTGATTCGAATTGCGCCGGCGCAATTTCCGGTTCTGCAGGTTTTGGCATATATTCCGGATGATTCTGGATGTTGTCCTGTCCGGGAATCTGCGGTTCTGGTTCTGTCTGTGCTGTTTCTTGACATTTTTCGATATTTTCCATATCGGATTCTGGCGTCTGAAAATCTGATTCCGACATTGTACTTTCCGTGCACGGTTCTTCTTTTTCTTCAACTGCTGTTTTTTGACATTTATCCACAGAGTTATCCACCTTTTCCACTGGATCCGGCTTTTTCTTTCCTGGTTTCTTTGCTTTCTGGACCTTGGCAGGTCTTTTCTCCGGTTTATCTTCCGGATGTTCTTTCTCCGGAAGCTTTTCTCCATACTGCTTTTCCCACGATTCTTCCGCGGTTTTTGTAAAATCCATGAGGTTTCTTAGTGCCCTCTCCAGTTGCCTCCAGATAAAATCCTCTTTTTCCTGCGATCTGACATTGATCAGTCTTATTTCCTGTTCCGATAGTTTCAGGGACAGGAGCATACGTCCTGTTCCCGGGATACGCAGGGAATATATCTTTTCTTCATTCGGAGCAAGGATCTCTGCTGCCCCCTGGCTGTCATCGATCTCAAAGGCTCCAAACAATTCTATATACACTTTGGGATAATCTTTCCCCAGCTGATAAACTGTTTTTTCCAGGATTGATGGAAGTTCTTCCTGCTTCTGGTCGGTCTCTTCCATCATCACCTCCAGGTCGGTGATCATATTCTCTTCTTTTATCTCGGAATTTAAGGTTCTTACGTCCTCTTTTGAAAAGCTTTCTGTGATCTCCTCGCTTATGATATCCGGAAGCGTCAGCATCTCCATCAGGATCGTCTTTCCTATGCCGGTGTATTTTTCCTGCAGCCTCCTTGAATAGCCGTTCTCTGAGTATTTATCATTCAGCTGTATGTATCTTGTTGTCTGGTCAGGGCGGAGTCCGTATTCTTCCCTGGCAAATTCTCCCATCGTGCTGTACCCGGATTCCTGAAGGACTCCGGTATCCCTTGCGATTTTTAACTGGTATCCCAGTTCCACTGCACCCTGTGCCATCGTCATTGCACCGGTACGTATCTTCTCAACAGCAAGGTCTGTATCTCTTTTAAATCCCTGATAGTCTTTTACTATATTCTCCACTTATACCGCCTCCATAAAATCTTCTTCCAGTTTTTTCAGGACGAATGTGTTCTGGTTTTCCTGAAGTTCTTTTATATTCTGTTCCCTTAAGGCTGCACTCTTTGCCGCGTGCACCCTGTCTTCTTTTGTAAGTCTCTTTTTTATCTCTTTCTGCCAGAGTTTCAGAAAATCCCTTATCTCCTCGATTCCCGGTTCTTCATCATAATAGGAGCGGTTCTGTCGGATCGTTCCTCCCGGTTCAAACTCGATGGTATAGAACGGGATATCCGGTTCCTGCTCCCTTCTGAGGAATCCGATAAATGTTTCCCTGTTCTCGATCCGGTTGAAGTACCTTTCGGAGCTTCCGGCACAATGATGCAGGGCATATCCTTCCCTTACGATCTCTACCGGGCTTTTCGGCATGATCATCCGGTACCCGTATGCGGCAAATTCATACTTTTCTTTTACTTCTTTCATTACCGCAGAAGCTCCCGAGAATTTTTCTTCCATCTTTTCAGCTTCCTGCTGCCTCAATTTCGGATCAGTGTTCATTCTTTTTACGATATCGAGTTTCTGACCATCTGTTACCAGTTCGTCATGTCTCTGCTTTAAGTTCTTTGGTTTATAAAACAATTCCTCATCAAGGCTCTTATTCTGGGCCTGGCACATGCTCAGATAGTCTGCCCACTGTTCCAGCACCCTTTTAGGTGTTTTATATCCCTGTTCCGTCTGCTTTCTTACGTAATTAACAATCTGTTCGATACTCATTTTGTCTGGAATCCCACCCGGCAGTGTTTCTATCTTATCAGTATTGATCCCACATTCTTCCAGATAGTCCATACTCTTTTTGGATATCTTGCAGTTGTGTGCCTCTGAGTATCTCAGCCACTCTAATTTCAAACAGCCTCCGTTTTCTTCCCTGAGACGGTTGATTTTCTGTTTATCTGACAGTCCCATGACTTCTTCTATGCTGTTTCCATCTATCTGCAGGTATCCGCTATAGGAACCGTTGTATGCCCAACAGTGCCCTGTTGTTTCCTGAAGCAGTCTGTAGAAACGTCCTTTTGCCAGATATTCCATCATCATTCCAAGTCCTTTATTACGGCATCCTGCTGCCATGGCGGCATTGTAATCTGCTTTCATTTCCTTCTTTGACATTTCTACAAAGGCATTGGTCATGCTTTCATACATGGTCCCTTTTAATGCTTCCGGGATTCCTTCCGGATATAAGAAGCATTCATCTATCCGTTTATTTCTCGGATTACTTGTATACCAGTTGCTTCTGACCAGTCCCGTATACCACTCTTCAACAGCTCCGTCCTGGTTATAAAAAATCATATATCCTGGCTTCGCATTCCCTTTGTTATACAAAAGGATGCGGACTCCTTCGTCCAGATAGATCCCGTGTCCACTTATGTGGTGTTCGATCTCTATCCTGTAATGTCTGGCTACGCCATATTCCGGTGTCACCCTTTCCAGCCTGCATACCCTTGCTTTTGTCCAGATGTGACGGGTTCTCTTTTTTATGACTGCCTTCTGTCCGCATTCAGGGCATTTTCTTATCTCTCCCTGTTTTGGTCTGTCCAGAGCTTTTTCCGGTGCCTGAGATCCGCAGTTGCTACATCCGTATGTCCTGTTTTCTTTGTCCAAGAAAAGATACTTTTCCCTGCTGCCTATCTTGTATACCCAGTCTCTGAATGTCTCATTTTCTTCCGGGATCCCGTCCATAAGTTTGTCTATCCTGCGGTATTTGTTATCTAATGCCCGGTTGCGTTTCTCTTTATCATAGTCTTCTTCCATATCCTGAATCGTTGTCATGATATTTCTGTCTGCGTATTCTGGCAGGAGAGCCTTTTTCGCAAGCTCTTCATCTTCTTTCGTATCCCACTGGAAATCTCCTAATATCCTCGGGCTGTAAAGGCTTTCGTACATGGGGTCATATCCCATGATCCGCAGCAACTTATAGGAATGCCAGTGTCCCAGTTCTGATACATAAGCATGTTCTCCCGTCTCTGTATCCAGAACATACCGCCCGATATATGTATTTTTCCGGAATAGATCCAATATCAGATACTCTTTTTCTATCTGGACTTTCCCTGCGATCTTTTTGTTTTTGTGTTTCGGTACCGGTACCGCTGCCTTTTCAATCAATCTGCGTTTCACTATTCTTTCCTCCGTATCTCTCCGGAATCCAAAAAATATGTCCCGTCTTTTTCTGCCCAAAATACCCTGGCGCATATGATATTCTGGTCTTCATCTTCCTGTATCAGCCCGCCGACTGCTCCCGTCTTCAGACGAACTTTCGGGTGTCTGCCTCTCGCAATCGCAATCTCATCCTTTTGCGCCAGCGCAATTTCCGGTTTTATCTGCAGGTGTCCGGCTTCCCTCTGCCATTCCATCTTAGGGTTCTGTATCATATACCTCATAGACATCCCGGCAAAAGCTTTCAGGTCCAGTTCTCTCAGCAGGGTGATCTCTGTACAGCAGCATCGGAAATCCTGTTCTTCGTTTATGTCTCCTGCCGCCTCGACCAGGAAATAGCGGTTTCCAGAGCCAAGAGGAAAATACCTCAGACAGTCTGGGGCATACTCTACAAAATGCCATCCATTACGGTATACTTTGCACTCATCTTCTTTGTAGGTTTTTCCCGCTTCCAGTTTCACGCCTGAACCGTATGAAGTGGCCAGGTCTTTATCAAATCCTTTTACTCCAAGCATACTTACGCCTCCAGATAATATTCTTTTGTAATCCTGCGCACATCTGCTTTCGTTTCCCCGCCTTCATATACTGGACTTTTCATCTTTTCTTTCCTGCCGTCCATGCGGAACTCTGCCAGTTTTACGATCGCATCCGGTACCTGAACTGCACGCTCACTCGAAAAGGTAAGAATCCTCGCCAGGCATTCTGTTAATGTCTTTTCCTTTTTTCTGACTGCAAGGCACAGTTCTTCGTTTTTATCCAGTAATGTCAGGATGACGTCTTTCTGATCAAGCTGGTGTCCTCTTATTCCGAGTTCTTTAGCTTCTCCTTCAATCTTCGCAAGTGCTGCCATATACGGGGTTGCAAGGGTATCCACGATACCATCCATGTAATCTTCTGCGTCCTCTTTTTCAAGACCATTTTCTACAGCCAGGGTGATCAGGGCTTCCAGATCACCTTCCTGTCTCTCCGCTGCTGCCGTGCGGATAAATTCCTCATAATCCATTTCTCCAAACTTCTCAAACATCATGTTCTCCTTTCCGTATTTACAAGTTTTTGTGGTATATTGAATCGCACTGCATGGTTACTCAACAGCTTGTCTGCCTGCTGCCAGAGGTCTGCATTGCGTAATTCTTTCTTATCTTTTCTGGTCCATCCATTTTCTTTCCATTCCGGAAGGCTGCGGTATCCATTCTGAAGGTACCCGCTGGTTGTGTGAACGGTAAGTAAAGACGGGCGGTGGATTCTCTGTAAGGCATCTACCAGACATTGCAGAGCCTCACGGTTTACTGTTGTATCCTTTACTTCACCAGAGCCATAAACAGGATTCCCGGGGCCTTTGGGAAAATCTTTACTGAAAATTGAGTATATGTATTTCCCTTCTTTTACTTTTCCGACTTTTTTACTAAGGATAAGAGTAACATCTACTCTTACCATCCTGGGTTCTCCCATCTTCAAATCCTCCTGTCTATCTTTACAAGTGTGTAATGGCGATATGCATATCCTGTCACAGGATTGATCCCTTTTTTGATGGAATCCGGATCCACATAGTAACCTTTGGGGGCTTTGGGTTCTCTGACTACTCCATCTTTGTCTATCAGGGAACGTCTTTTTATTTCTTTTCTGTCTGGCTCTTTGCGGATCAGGTTTCTGGACGGATGATATGCTTTTGCTTTTTCCGGTTCCCATTCCTGTAAGGGTGTTGCTATGTACTCTGCCAGATCTCCGTTCTTCAGGTCGTATACAACTTTCATGTTCGGATTCCCATGTGTCCACAGTTCCCTGACAATCTTTTCTGTTCGGGTCTCTGTATTTGATTCGGCATTTAAGAGGATATGGATGTGGATCGCACCCCTCTTTCCTATCTGTGGTCTCCAGATATACTTTAAGATCCAACCGTATTTCCGGTATCTGGTCTGAAGCTGCCTTATAAATTTCTGCATATGCTTTATCATCTCTTCCCAGCTTACCCTCTTGTCTTTCTGGTAGGTGAGTGTGATCCAGCTGTCTCCGGTTGTGAAGTTCCACTTTACCAGTCTCCTGAGTTCTCTCACCCTCTTCCATTGATTCTGCCTTATGATGTCTTCCGGAGTGGGTTCCTTCTTCGGTTCCCTCTTCTGCCCCCTTGCACCATATCTTCCTGTATGTTTTTCCTCTACCTCTAAGGTTTCCCCACAATCCCATGTATCTCTTATGTATCCGCACTTCATATGTCACCCCGGTGTCGTAAGTTTAATACCCTTAATCAAGCCCTGAAGGGACTTCTCTGTCCCCTAAAAAGGTTAAAAATATAGCAGGTTTTCTCCTGCTTAAATCTTGACTTTTCGCCACCTGGATGTTATATTCTTTATAGGTTTAATATCCAAGTGGCAAAAGTCACCCTGACTCATGTATTTGCGTTACATGAGTCTTTTTTTATTCTATGTGTTCGATCGGTCCGTAGAGGCCCTCCATTTCTTTTGCTCTCCGGTGTGCTTCTTCCATAGTTCCTACGTAACTTGCAAGTGTCTTGTTTCTGAACCTGACAATTCGGATGGTTCGCTGCTGATCCGAAGGAATTTTTACCGATTCTTTGGTTCTTCTGGAAATCCGTTCTACTTCCCTCATTCTTTCTTCTTCAGTCATTCTGTTCTCTCCCCGATCAGACTTTTGAGATACTGAATGCATTCTTCCGACCATTCTTCTATATACTCATTGTCTTTAAAAGCAAATACCTTTGTGTTTGTTATGATCGTTAATGTTTTTGTGTTTGTGTCATAGTTGTATGCCGCATAAATATTCTTTTCTTCAGCTTTGAATACAAGCTCCAGAATCTCTCTTATTTTGTCTCTGAACATGTTTTCTCCTGAACTCTCCTGAACTGATCTACCGCCCAGTATGCGGATATCCCAAAGAGGATGTTGAACCAGACTGGGATGTCCACATATTTCCCTGCAAGGATGCAGAGGGCTATAATTATGTACTGTTTCATAATGCTTGTCCTTCTTTCTCCGCCTTAACCGGCGGCTTTTCTTTCGTAGTTCATATTCAGAAGAAGTTCATCCTGTCTCTGGATGAGCAGACATTTGATTTCTTCTTCTGACATATCACTGGCTTTATGCTGAATTCCATTAATACGGATATTTCTTGTTACCAGTTTTAATTCTGACATCTTCCTCACC